TCTGCGCTTTGAGGTCGGCAACCGAGGCGCCGCTAAGACCGATGCTGAAAGCACCGTAGCCCGCCGAATTGAGGGCGGCGTTGAGCGACACGTATCCCCCGTTAGAGTAGCTGTCCCCCGCCGTCACGAATAGGCTGCGTGGTACCAGCCGTGACGCATAGGTCTCGATCTTGAGGACCGAACCTTGGAACGTCTCACCGGTCGGCGAGCGGCCGACCATAAACTGGGTCAGGCCCGGCTGCACCAGGTCGGTATCGACCCGCGTCGACCCGACCAGCCCATCCATTGCCGCGAATACCGCACTATCGTCCCCACCGACCTCGATGACATGCGTCGACGACGGGTCGACCGCACCAAGGTCCATACGAGCCCACTCGAAATTGACGGCGGTCGTCACCACAATGACATGTCCGGTTGTACTCAGCTCCAGCCGAATGCGGTTCTGCTCACCGTGCGCCGCCCATTCGGCAATCGTCTGCAAAGCGCCGAAGTTAGCCGGCATCACCACCTTGAACCGGCCGCCCAGGGCGAGGTCGCTGTGACCGGCATAAGGCTGCACTTTACTCACTGCAAACGACGACAGAACCTGCGTCATCGCGGCGCTATCGATGACCCCGAGCTGAGCCAGCGACGGGCCTGAGGCACCGTACACGGTGACCGTCGATGCGGCGGCGCCGAAGGCTACAGAATTGTTTCCGTTCGCGTTGAGCGCTGCCTCGCTGCCGATGCTGAGGTTCGAGCTGCCGGCCGACCGGCTGACCTGTGTCCCGACCGCCTTGAGCCCGATGCGACGCGTGACTGCGATAGGCCGCGAAGCGCGATAGGCGCCAGTCGTCGTGATGACCAGGTTGCCGCCCGACTGCGACGGTTCGCCATTTGCCGGGTTGACCGCATCGACCCAGCTGTCCACGCCTGACGAAAAATCGGCGGTGTAAAGCGCCGGCAGACCTGGATCGTATGGCCCGATGGTTAGCACACCCGATGCCGATGTTCCTCCAACTGCGGCAAGCCAATCCGCTTCTGTCGCGTAACGGGTGCCGTTGAACACGTAGATTCCGTATTGGCGATCCATCGTCATTAGGGCCAGCGGGTCAATCGGTATGGCCCCTTTGACTGGCGTGCCGCCCGTCGCCACCAGAACTACTGGCGTACCGCACCCGTTCGCCGCGATCTCGACCGGCGTCGCATGCGGGCTATCGCTCTCCGTCACCGGCGTGCCATAGCCGTTCGTCGCGATGACAACAGGCCACGCCATCAGACTGCTTCCTTGTTGCTCTGAGGCGCGGGTTTGATCGCCTGTTGTTCGATCTTGCCCTGCAACAGGGTGATCTCGAGCGCGCCCTTGTCCATGGCCTGCTGGTGCTGCTGTGCGGCGTTGGCGCGGGCCTCTTGAGCGGCCTGCTGCTGGATGCCGGCCAGAGTGCGCTTCGCCTCCATGTCCTGGTCGTGTGCCTGCGCCTTGAAGGCACGCTGCTGTTCGGCGTCGAGGGCCTTTTGCTGCTCCTCGCGTTCCTTCGAAGTCAGTGCCTGCGCCCGCTCGGCATTCTCGATCTGGCGCGTCTGGGCATCGGTTTCGGCACGCTTCTGCTCGGCCTGCGCGGTCATCACCTTGGCCTGCGCATCCGCCTTGGCGGTCTCCGCCGTCGCCTGAGCGGCCATGGCCTCCGGGCTCGGTCCCTTGGGCTGCGCCGCCATCTGCTTCATCTGTTCGGCGAACTCGTTGACCACCTGTTCGAAGCTGCGGCCGACGCGGAACACGCCGTTGACGTAACTGATCATCTCCGAGGCGATCGGCGCGAGCTGCGGCACGTTCTGGACCGCCGGAACCAGTTCGCGGAGCAGGCCGGTCATCGACGTGACGTATTCGGTCGCCCGCTGCTTCTGTGCGTTCTCGTCCGGCGCGATCGTGGAGTCGGTTTCGATATCGAGCGTGAAAGGGCGCAGGCGCTGGTCGCGGAGGAAGTCCATCACCTGGTCGATGGTGACGGCCTTCTTCAGTTCCTCGATCTGCCCGAGGATTTGCTGCGCTTTCTGCTCGGCGAATTGCTGAGCCTGCTGCGCCTCCTGGGGGTTCGCCTGCGCCATCGCCGCCGTTTCGGGCGACTGCATTACCTCTTGCACCGCCTTCTGAAGGCGGGCGCCCCGCGCCTCGAGCTTGGCGATTGATGCTTTCACGTCGGCGTCGGTCGGCAACTCCATCTGGCTCATTTCCAGAAGGGTCTTGCCGTCGAAATCCTCTGCCATGATCTCGCAGGCGATGCGGGTCACGTCGCGCGACAGGCGAACGACTTCCTCTTGCATGCCCTTCACCCGGACGGAGCCGGTCTGGGCCTTCAGTTCCTGAGCGCCGAGGGTTTCGTTAGGGTCGGACTGGCCGCGCAGGATGTCGCTGATGCCCGAAATTTCGTACACGTCCTGGATCAACTGCCGGCGCAGGCTCACCAACTGCACGATTGTCGAGGCGATCTGGTCGATGGGCAGCCAGATGATCACGTCATTGGCGTTGCCGTCGCCAAGCGCGGCCCAATTGGAAATCGGCACCATGACTTGGTTGTCGTCGGCCGCCTTGATGGCGGCTTCAATGGCGTCGCCGATCTCACCAGCGCCGCCGGGGTAGAAACCGCGGACCTTCAGGGCATCAGCCAGCGCGTGAATGCGGTTGGTCAGCTGGTTGATCTCGTCCAACTGATCTTTGTACTGCAGCACGTCGGGCACCGGCACCAGCGTACCCGGCTGCGTCGTGCCATATGCGGGTTCGGGGCAGGGGAAAAAGTCTTCCAACTCCAGATGCGGCGGGGCTTCTTCGAGAAGCTTTTCGCACCCATCGGCGACCCAGATGACCTTGTTTTCCGAGCGGCACCAGATCTCATGGACGCGGGCTTTTCGGCGCTGGTCGTGCTTTTCTTCGCCGTTGCCGGTCTTGCGAACCTCGTATGCGGCCTTCTGGTAGGCGTCGCCGCTGATCCTCCGGAAACGCTTCCGCATCTCCGACTTGGTCATGTAGCTGACGCCGTCGACCCAATCGACTTCGGCCCACGTGCGCGCCGGATCGTGGATGAAGTCGCGCCGGAACTTGTAGTCGACACAGACGCGCTTCGCCGCCTTGCTCGGCGTGGCCTTGCCCGCTTCGAAACGGGTCCACAGAACGCCGCGAGCCAATCGGGCGAGGTCGTTGCGGACAAGCTTCAGGCTGCGGTCGATATGCCCCGTTTCGAAGGCCACAATGGTGCTGCGCTCCAGCAGCTCAGCCGACACACGGGGGACCGGGCGGCGGTCGCGGAAACGGGGCACCACTACCGGTGTGGGAGGCCGGGCATAGATCGCGGGGGTCAGCACCTGCATGTTGGCCCAGAACAGCGACATTTCGCGGTCGCGGTCCTGCTTCCCCAGCCGCTCGAGGTTGGCATAGAGCCTGTCGACCTTGTCGCAGCGGTCGTTGTAGGTCTGGAATGCCGCCTCGGCCTGCTCGATCAGGTTCAGCCAAGGCGCTGCAGCCTTCGTGTCGAAGTCCTCGGCCGCGGAGCCATCGGGCAGCTCGTCGATATCCGGCTCAGCCATGCGGGAATACCTGCTCGCCGGTGAGCCAGACCCAAGAGCGGGAATAGCGATGCCGCGGCCCGTACTCGCTGCGAGGTGGAGCGCCCCACGACAGCGTCAGGCCATAGGCGTCCGTGTTCACCAGAACGCCTATGCTGATGGCGAACCACCGCACCGACAAGACGAACGTGAAATCAGGCCAGTGCGGGACCGCGGGACGCCGGCCAGTCGAGGAGGATGCGTCGTAGGTCATGACAGATCGAGCCCTCCCTTTCGGCGTTGTCCTGGTGGCGGAAGCAGCATGTAGCCGGGCGGCGGGGTCGGTTTCTTCGGCTTGTCCTCGGGCGGCTTGCCTTCGGTCATCTTGTCGATCAGCTGGCCGACCAGCCCGAGTGCGTCGACCTGGTCGTCATGGATGCCCGCGCCGGGGAAGCTCATCAGCTCGTTGACGAAGTCGGTGAAGAACGGTGCGTTGTGCTTCACGTAGAGGCTTTGCATCGCCATCCGGCCGCGGATCGACTGCGCTCGCACTGCCTTGTCGCCACGGGTCGGAAACTGCTCTCGGGCGACGAAGGCTTTCCGCTCCAGCATACGGCGCCGCAGGAACGGCCCGACCGATGCCTTGATCTGTCCGGTTTCTTCTGCCCAGCCCAGCGGGCGCCATTTCAGCACCAGATCGCAAAAGGCCTCTACCCATACGTCCGACTCTTTCTGGCCGCGCCAGAGATCGAGCAGGTACATGCGACCCTCGGGATCAAGCCCGACAACGACATGCACGGTATAGTCGCCACCATCGGCAGTGACGGCGTAGTCGCTGGCGCCATACACATGCAGATGCTCGCGCGGCGGGATCGACAGCGCCTTCTTGATCCATTCCCGCTTGAAATAGTTGCCGCTCTCGGGCGCCGGCCGCTGCTGGTAGAGCGCTGCCCAAGTGCGCGGGTTGCGTTCGAACTGCGGCCAGTGATCGGGGCCAAACCATTCCGGCCAGATGTACTCGCCGGGCTTCCGGCCCAGCGGATCGTCAGCGCGTTCGGCCTTGGCCGGAATGCAGATGACTTCCCACTCATTGCCGTCGCGGCACATGATCATGCCGCTCTCGCCCTTGTAGTTCTCGGGAAGGAGCGAGCCCGCGAGATCGGCTGGATGCCAGCGCGTCTGCGTCAGCATCACCGAGCCGCCAGGCTTCAGACGCGTCAGGACCGAATCTTCGTACTCTTCCAAGGTGCGCTTGCGGGTCGTTTCCGACTCGGCCTCGAGGCGGCCTTTGATCGGGTCGTCGATCGGCACAAAGTCGGCGCGGTTGCCGGTGATGCCGGAGAGGATACCGCCACCCATGAACTCGCTGCCGTTCTGCAGCGCCCATTCATCGGCCGCCGAGCTTTCCTTGCTCAGCTCTGTATCGAACAGCGTACGGAAGGCCTTTTGGCGCGCGATAGACCGCATGCGCCGACCGAACTTCAGGGTCAGGTCCGACCCGTAGCTGACGCCGATGACGCGAAAGCCGGGTGTCCGGCCCAGCGCCCAGGTCGAGCCCACGACGGTTGCGTATGTAGACTTCGCCGATCCAGGTGGGAGGAACAGCATCGTGCGGCCGTTGTGGCGTTCGATGCACCGCTGCGTCGCGTCGCAGATCAGGACGTGGTGTTGCGCCAGCACCGTCTCGACGGGACTGAAGTTCTCCTCGTCGTCCGCCTCCGTCATCGGAGCGCCCGGCACTTCGATGTAGCGGGCATACGACTGGAGACTAGCCCGAGCCCTACGACGCCTCAGGAGCTCCGCTGCCGCGACCTGCGGCGATAGCTGCAAGTTCATCGTCGGACAGCTCCACCGCGGCTACTGGAATGGGGCCGCCGTTCGGGCCGGAGTGCTCGATCGAGGCAAGCTTCGGATGCACGAACGGCGCAGCCTTGTATGCTGCGTCCAGGCGCATGTCCTTGGGGTTCTGCTCGTCCCGCATGATGCTCAGCATGTAGTCGAGCGGGGTAAGGCCTGATGCTGAGACTTCCTGCTGGCGGGCAACAGTGGCGCGGTTGGGCGTGCCTTTCTGTCGACCGCCGGTCTTTTGGCCACGCGCCATCTACTCTCCGTCTACTTTAGATACTATCGTCACAGAATTAGAAGTGAGGACGATTCGAATGAGCAATTACTCGATCCTGCTGAGTGACGGCACCGTAGCGCATTTTGACGATGATCGGACTCTCGAAGCCCTCTTCTCTCAACTTCAGAGCAAAAACGGGCTGAGGATCGCAGAGGCCGAACTTTGGATGGAGGGATCCACCGCAGGCAGAAAAGTCGACGCCATATTCAATGAACGTCACACAGTCGCCGTCTATCGCCGGATCATAGGCTGAGGGGGACATAGCTTCGCTATCGCGAGAGGTGCCGTTGCCTCTCCGGATCACTAGCGGCTCGGCCTTGCGGTTGCCGTCTGATCAGTGGTTGCCCGTGTGGTATTCTTATACCGCTTCTCCGGGCACATCAAGGGCGCGGCTGCGCATCGTCAACGCTATGCGGATGTCGGAGAAGCGGGGGAAGGCGGCGCGGGCGGGGAAGCGCCGGAGTGCGATTGTGTGGGGGGCCGTTGCCGGTCCCCCACGATAGATCAGGCCAGACGCTTCTGCCGGTCTTTTCGGTCGCGGTCGATGGCGGAACGGATAGCGAGAGAAGCCTTTGACGTGGCCGTCTTGCAATCCCTGTACCCTTGCGCCTCTTCGTCCTGCATCCGCTCAACAGACAAGGCTTCCGACGCCGCCACAAAGGCGATCTCGGCCATAGTCATCTTGTCGCGCAAGTTGCCATTCGCAGGCACGGCGCGTTCCGCCTTCAGATCGGCGGCTTTCTTGTCGAACAGACCCAAGTAGGTCTCATTCGTCACGGCGCCGTACTGCCAACCGAGTCCGTTACCAAAAGGTTAACGGTCAGCGCTGCCAATATCCGGCTCACACACGGCTCACCGGATGCGCCAGCGCGGCATGGTTATGGCTAGGTACTGCTCGCCATTGCTGACGCGGCGGTTATCCTCACGCAGCCGCCAGCCGCTCTACCGCCACCGACACTCGGTGGTCGATGCCAAACAACCGCAGCACGATGCTGGCCTTGTTGCCCTCGATCTGATCAATCCGCACGACTTGGTCGGCGAACGCACCCGGCACGAACTCTTCCGAGTGTCCCGCCGGCTGCCAACTCCCGACCACCACGGTGTCGCCCTGGTGGAGCGGTTCGCGCTCTTCCTGCTGCCATCCCTTGGGCTTAGGCGGCAGCTCGTACATGCTGGTCCCGTAGATCCCTTGGAGGTCGAAGATCGCTTTGGGCCGCACCCGCGTCGGCAGGCCGTCCGAGGTCACGCTGACGGGGCCATCGACGAGGCGGGCCAACTCCCAATCCTCGAGCAGCGTGCGCCAGGGCGGCACGGCCATTGGAAAGCCCGTCAGCAGGTAGCGGGAGAGGGGCGCCACGGGAAAGTGGATCACGTCGCGAGTTTTGGCGCGCCGGCTGCGGCGCCGGGTGCGGAGCTCGTAGGGTAGGGCGCAGGCGTAACCGCGATCCTGCAGGGCTTCCATCGCCTTGAACTCGCGGTTCACCTTGGTGCGCAAGAGGTACCAGTGGTGCTCGAAGATGTTGATGCCAGACAACGAAAGGCCCCCGTGGTGCGGGAGCCGGGGCGTTCAGGGCGACAACGGTATTCTTATACCGCAACCCGCCAGCTCGGTCTACTACGGCCTACAAGAGATCACGGTTCGCTATCCTCACGATCTCCGCCCGCTTGGCCGGGGTGAGCTTTCTGCCGGTGGGGCGCCAGTTCATTGGGGTCCGAAATCCGGTCCAGCCGCGGGACTTCCACACCTTTTCCGGCGGATCGATCCGGTACCAGTGGTCGTCATCGGCGAGAAAGTACCGGGCCGCCACCGAGGCCATGTCGCTGAAGAGCAGTTCGCAGACTACGCCGTCATTCATGGTCGCCTTTGGCAAAGGTTGCCACGGGTGGGCGCGATCATACTCTTCGCGCTCTCGCCTTTCGTCGACCTTGGTTCGAGCCGGCGGCGTTTGGATCAGTTTAGGGGGTCTGTACTTCATCAGGGCAGCCTCACGGCGTTCCGCGCGGCCGACGCGCCGCGCCGCGTACCTGCCGCCGCTTCGTCACTGGCTTGTCGTTGTTATCGAGCAGCCGGTGTGCTGCCGCCAGATCGAGGACGGTAGCCTGGCTTTCCGCGGTGCTGCTTACCGTGCTTCGATCCCTTGCGGAAAACTGGATAACCTTTGCGGTGTTCATCTTCGGCGAGTCTCCTAGCTTTGTTGATGTTGGTG